GCTAGAGCAGAGCTAAATAGGCAAATTGCGAACGAAACTGTAGACCCAGACGTTCATAGCCTAGCTGTATACGGTGAAGCATTCACCAACCTCCATGAGTTTGTGTCCTACGGAAACACTGACGCCAAGCTGCAAGACTTCCTAAAGGGCGTGCAGGGGTTTGAAAAAGATACGAGTTTGTTCTCGCCGTTTGTAGATGCTCTGCGCCGCATGGTTGGTATGGGTAAAGAAGACTTCAACGCGCTATCCGATCTTATCCAGCACACCGATCAACTTATAAGCTCACGTCGTCCGGGCGGTTGGGGATTTTCCGAAGAAGGTGCGCATGCGTCGGCTGCAATACCGCCAACCCCAGAGGAACGTGAAGCGGAAATTAGAAGAGCTACGGACGCGGTATAGGTTTCGCGCGACGGGGAAGAATTATCCAGCGCTACATCAAACCTAGCTAGTCTAAGAGACCCCCGTTATTTGTGGGAGGAGATTAAGGGGTTGGTAAACAGCGGGGATGAACGGGTTAAAAAAATTATTTCCCATTTTTACGATGGCGACGCTTTAGCTTACGGTGGTCCGGGTGACGTTATCAGCGGAATTAAAGATGCGCATGAAGCAATCCAAAAGATGTCGGCCACAGAGCAGGTATATCTGCGCGGCGTAGTAGATATAAGCAACAAGCTAGTAAACTTTTTTAGGGCGGAGCCTAAGAAACGGCAAGCCTTTGAAGACCTAGTTAATGAATCTACGTTTGATAGGTACGACCCATCTGACCCCCCAGCAAACAGGCCAAACCCTAAGCTGGATGCCGACTACGTTGCACTGGGCGAAAAAGGGCAACAGCTTTACCAAGACTTGCGGGATCACTACAAGGTCATGAATGAGGCTAAAAAACACTTGCTGGAAGAAAATATAGCGCAGCTTGATGTGGCCCCAGAAGACCGGGAAAAATTACTAGCAGCCGTTCGGTTAATGCTTGATAAGGACAGCATAAATCCATACTTCCCCCTTGCACGCTACGGTGATTATGTGCTGGAAGTGCAATTGCCCGGTAAAGAAAAAGCCAGCTATAGGTTTGAAACAAGCCGCAAACGTGATCGAGCTGCCCGGAAAATTGCTGAACAGCAGGGTAAAAGTATAGATGAACTAGTAGAAGATAAAGTACTCAAACGTACTATTAGTAATGAAACGGCTATGCGGAGTGGTATAGAAAGTACAAGCCAATTACTTAAAGGTGCCTTTGATACGATTGATACGGCACGGATGGACTCTAGGTATGTTTCTGACTTGGCGTTTAAGCAAAACCTTAAAGATGGTATTTACCAAGCCTATTTAGAAAGTATGCCGGAGGGCAGCATACGCAAATTGTTTATACACCGTAAAGGGACACCCGGATTTAGCTCCGACGTTCTTAGGACCGTTAACAGCACGGGTATAAAAATGGCTCGTGCGTTGGCAAAATTAGAGCACGGGCCCGTTATAAGACGGGCACTAGAACTTTCGCGGCGGCAAGTAGAGTTTAACCCTAAGTATGAACCGTTTGTCAAACGTATGGAGGAGTTTGCGGGCGCTACATTGGCCCCAACACCTGAGGTTGACTACCAAAAATGGATTAATAGCGCCGCTGGGGCAGTAGCCAAATTGGCTTTTTTACGCAACTTAACTAGCTTCCGTTCTGCGGTTTTGCAGCCTATGGACGTAGCGTTAAAAGGTGTATGGATACTGGGGGGCAACCATGGGTTCAAAGCAATCCCTGAAACAATAAAAATGCTTAATCTTTGGAGCCAGTTTGGGTTTAGGGAAGAAAAACCTGATGGCACTGTGGTTTGGCATGCCCCTAGCATTGAATACGCTAAAGGTCTTACCCCTCTTGAACGCAAAGCAGTTCGTGACGCAGTGGATACATGGGGGGTTACAAAAGGCACACAGACAAACAGTATTTTTAGTAAGGGTAAAAAACCGACTAACATGGTCGGCAACAAACTTTTTGATGCTGGAAACGAAGTTTTAGACAAGCTAATTTTAGGCGGCATGATGCACCATGGAGAACGCCTATCCCGCGAGTTTATGTTTTTGCCCGCATACAGAATGCACATGCAAGAGTTGCAGGAAGCCAATCAAAGCAGACCGGGCAGTGCGGAAGAAATGGCCAACCATGATGAAGCAGTAAATCTAGCGCAAAGAGAAGTAAGCGAAGCATTAGGTAACTACAACCCGGACACTCGGCAAATGATGATGCGTGGGGCTGGCGGTAGAACCTTGGGTATGTATAAATTTTTTCCGTACCTGACTACTAAATTGCTGGTCAGCAATTTCTTCAAGATGCTACCCATGCTCAACAAAGAAGGAAAGGCTGCGGCAGCTACTAAGTTTTTTGGTGTATTGAGTTCACATGCCTTGTTTGGTGGTTACGTGGCGTTGCCAGCTATTGCTCTAGTAGCTTCTTTACTGGACAGCGCATGGAAAATATTCCAGCAAGACCCTGATGTACCCGACACCATGAAGAACAAAGATCGTATGCTTTGGTTCCGTACAGAGTACTTGCCCAATGTGCTGGGCAAAACTGGGTTGAGCGATGCGGCTAAAAAAATAGGCATTGAAGACCTACCCCGGCTTATGACTTATGGTGCGGCTAACTACGTTACCGGGATGGATATATCAAGCGCAATCAGCTTGAACGACATGTGGATACGTGACCCACAACCGGGTAAAGACTTGCCTGCTAGTGTTATGAATTGGGGGCAAGCACTTGCTGGGCCTGTAGTTAATTTAGGGCTTGACATCGCTAGGGGTGTCCAGTTGTGGTCGCAGGGGGAGTACGAGCGAGGTCTTGAAAAAATTATGCCCGCATCAATCAGCAAGGCAATGCTAGCCCATAGGTACGCAACGGAGGGTATTCAGACACCCCAAGGGGCGCAGTTAGCAGCACCCGGTACAGTGCCTACAAACGAAATAATCGGGCAAGCACTAGGCTTCGCCCCTGCGCAGATAGCGCAAAACCAAGACGTTTCCATAAAGGGTAATGCGGCAGTTAAGGCGGTAGTTGATGAACGCAAACAACTGTTGAATTCTTTATCGGACTACAACCGCAAATCCATGGACCCTACCCTCCCCCAAGAAAAACGTGATCGGTTCCATGAAAAGTTTGTTACTGAACTCCAACGTGCGTTTATGTTCAGTGTGCATAACCCCGAATATCAGATACTTGATTCTGAAATTGATAGCGCCTTGAACTTGGGTGCTAAAAGAGCGGTGGAATCTACTATGGACGCGGGCTTGGTGGTTACTAACAAAAATTACGCAATAACTTCGGCAGCATCGGAATACGCAAAAGAAGCCCTGAAAAAATACAGAACGCCCAACCCCAGCAAAGAAAAAACCCCCGGGGATTAGGCCGGGGGTAAGGGAAGTACCACTTCCAAGGAGGAGCAAACACTGCCAGTGTAGCTCAAGTCCTCCATACCCGCAAGCCCTTCACTCCATCCATGATGACCACCTTGGTAATGGTGTTGATCTTTAGCCGCCTTGTAACGACAGCCAACGTTTCCCGCGCCGCCTTGTGGTCGATGCAGGGGATGAAGAAAGAGTAGCCCTTGCGGAATTTGGACCAATCAATCCTGTACGTAACTGTCTCGATTTTCATCCGTGCCCAGTATGGCTTCTACCCGCAGAGACTCATTGTTGGAAACGTCAAACTTCAGAACGCGCACCGGAGGTGATACGAGCTTCATGCCCTTGGACATCCGCTTGTTGGTGGCCTCCTTGAACACTTCCAAGTCGGTTAACTTGCGCAGCAATTCTTTGTAGCTCGACTGCTGCTTAACGCAAAAATCTTTGAACTGCTTGGCTGCTATGTACAGGTGCTTAGTATCCGGCTCATAGCGTATGAGCAACGCTCCCCGTGGCTCCAGCGTCGGCAGTGCCGACAGGTTACTTCGGGAATCTACCTCACCGTTGACCACCAGCGTGTTCAGGATGTGGCTATTGATGAACTCGCCCAGCGTAGAGATGGGGTTGTCGTTTGGTGGCTTCACGTCAATACGCATTTCGCTTAGCATGTCTTTGAGCCAACTGTAGACCGAAGTCATATCAAAGTCGTGCAGCCCTAGCTTTTTGGCAATCAACCCACCGGCTATGTTGCTTGCTGCCATCGCCGACCAATACCGTTCCCGCGCTGTGAACTGAACTTCCTTATCAATCAAGGCTTGCACTTTGCGCACAAGGGCAATGGATGACTCAAGGTTGTCCACCAAGTACTTGACGTATACCTCTCCTGCGTGACCGTAGTTCTCGTTGAGCTGGTGGTCAAACATCTGCTTGCCAAGGGCCACGCCGATTACGTCATTGGGGGCGATCTTGTACTCCAACAAACGCACTGACTCGCCATCGGGAGTGTTCTTAGCCGCACCCAGCTTCTCGTAAAAACTGCAATTCGCCGACGCTAAAGTCATGTTCTTCCACGTAGCGTTGTTAATCCGTAGTGCGTTGGTCTGAGACTTTTGGCGGTTCTTGCCCCGACCATGGCTGATGCCGTAAGCCAAGTCAGAGAAGTCCATACCCGTCATGTTGGTAATCTCATCAATGGTGTTGGGCAAACTGTTCATTACCCCTAGCTGCGTCATCTTGGCGTTGAGTGTGTCCTTCTCGATTGCCATCAACTCCTTGGGCTGGCCATACACACTGTTGCACATACGCAGGATGGTGGACTTGCCCGACCCTGCCATCTCGTAGATGACGTTGATGATTGCCCCATCCAAGCCCGTGAACTTCATCAACGGCGAACCAAACGCGGTCAGTGCACCAAACGCATGCGCTTCCATACCCGGTAGGGCGTACAGGTTAAACACCTCTTTCCACTTCTCAAAGTCGCCCTTGGTGTGAATCTTCTCGGCAAAAAACTCCGTTGCTGCTGACGGTGGGCTATAGAACGTACCGTCTTTGGTGATTTCCTTATCACCCATAATGAACTTGCTATCGTTCTCTACCCATCCAAATTGTGTTCTCATGATGTCTGCTTTCTTTGCGTACTGCATATTTTTGATAAACGTCACCACGTAAACAGCTAGGTTCTCGTACTGTTTGTGGTGGGCCATAATCCCCTGCTGGGCTAGTGCCTTGCGCAGCTCGTCCTTGGACGAAATAGCTGCCGTAGATATGGCGAATTCTCTGATGCCATCGTGTGGCAAGTGCAGCCTAAACAATATGACTTCACCCGTTTCAGGGTCGCGCATCCGTTTGACTGCATAGAAATCGTGTTCGTAGACCAGCGTAGGGTCTGCTTCTTCATCGTCGGCGCGTCGATAGACACCACCGTTTTTCCCACGGAAGAATGGGAATGGATACTCAGGTATGTTTACGCTTACCTGCTTACCCTCTGCAACTTCAACAACCACTTCATTATCTTCATCGTCGGCTTCCTCTATTTCTAATCCCAGCACAATCGGGGACTTGATCTTGCCCTTGTGCACACAGCCATCGCACCCGCCGGGGTTCTGCTTCTCAAACGTAGTGCAGTGGTGTGGCCCACCTTTGGTCAGCAAGTGATACACCTTGGCTTCAACCTCGTCAGGGTCGTAGTTGGGGTATTGGTCTGACATCTTCTTGGTCGCGCTGTCTTTGTCTACGCAGAACGCAGCAATCGACAGGGCTGAACGCCACAGGGGTTCCTCAAGGGTTGCTTGGTTCTCAAAGCAATGAATCAGTTGGTTGCAGCCTTCGCCCTTGGCCGACTTCATCATTATGGTTTTGAACCGCTTGACCTTGTTTGCCATCAACGCTTCCATCATCGGGCTCATAGAGCTTGGAATGAAGTCAGGCTTCTCAGGCTTGGGGTCAGGTGCGCCCAGCAACTCTTTCATCTGCGCATACGGGATGCGCACGGTATCGGAACTCAACACCTCTACAGGCATTGGCTCTTCGTTCTTGTAGTTGTATGTGCCGGGGATACGCAGGACTCGGGATGCTTCAAACACCGACGAATCAACGATGAGACCCTTTTCTACACACAACTCACGTAGCCGACCTGATAGTGGTTCCCACTCTGCGCGAGACACCGTTTCTTCAAGTAGCCAGTAGGCATGAATCCCGTAGCCGGAACTCACTAGGATTGGCCTTGGTAGGCCGACAGCCTTGCAGAACTTCTGAAACTCAACAAGCCCAGTTTGCTGGTCGATGTAACCCTTGACCCTGCCCTTTTCATCGGGCTCGGCCTTCGTGGGGCCGCAGTCAATATCCATCCACAGTGCGCGGAAATAGGTAGCGTTCTCGTGTGTGCGGTTGTTAAGTGGGCCGTACTTGGCGCACCCAAAATACACATCAGCTTTACGCGCTACGAACTCTCCAACTAGCTTATCAACCTCTTCTCGTGTATCCGCAAATTGCTGGTCAACGTACTTACCAATCCCCAACACGCAGTACCTTCCCCCTACGGGAAGAACCGCATCCAGCAAGTCGAAGTTGGACATGTATTATTTGCGCTTCTTGAGGTACTCTATGTACTTAATCACACGAGGCTGTAGGTGAATGGTGGGAGTTCTTACCCCCCAAAACCAGTTGTAAATCGTCATCCGACTTACGCTCAGTTCTTTTGCCAATTCACTAACAGACACCTCGTGCTTGATACACAGGCGACCCAAGGCTACGCCCAAAGACTTGATGTTGGCCTTTTTATTGGCTTCCACCAAGCTTTGGCTGTAACCATAGCTCATTTATTACTCTCCATCAGTCCAAGCCGCTACCACTGAATCCAAGCTTTTCTTGGCGGTGACGACAGGTTCGGCTGCTTTCTTGGACTCGCGCTTCTTTGGTTCCTCAAAGGGTGGTTCATCCTCAGCCGGAGCTTGGGCTTTCGGTGGCTCAGCTACACGTACTGGCGCTTCCAGTTTAGGTGCACGGGCTGATGCGTCGGCTTGGTACGGGGTCATAGTGACCATCTTCTGCACCGCAGGGTTTGCTGCCACTTTGCTCGTGACACCATGCTCATGTTTGTTGATGAACCGCACAGGGGTGAACAGAATCGACTGGTTGTCGTTGTCCTCGTTGAAGCTCATCTGTGTAACCACGTAGTCCAAGCTCTTGCCATTGTTAGCAAGGTATTTGGTGTAGTTCTCAAACGGGTGAGTGTTGTCACCTACGCTATCGCCGAACAACGACTTGGAAGCCAAGTTCATCTGATAGACCTCGCCCTCAAGCGAAGTACCAAAGTCTTCTTCCAGCGTCACAGCAATGCGGCGCGAGTAGCGGCATGCTTTGGAGTTGCCCATGCCCGAACCCTTGATGTTTTGCTGGCAGCTATCGCAGCGTTCAGCTTGGGGATTCGCCGAACCAGCATCAGGCGCAGTGCCATCATTGGAGAAGCAGTCAGGTGCGGTCGGCTCGGCATCAGGACTCCATTGCTTGACGTAGAAGATACGTCCGACTTTGGGGGATGCGTTGACCACGATGACGTTGAGGTCACCCTTGACCTTACCCATCTCTTCACCGCCGACTACTTTACGGAAGATGCCGTTTTTGGGCACGATGCGTTTGACGCCGGTACGACCAGCAAGTTGCTTTGTAAGCTCACTGACCCCAGCGGTTTGCAGGAAGTCGGGGAGGTCTTGGTTTAGCAAGGCAATATTACTCATTTTCAATTTTCCTTTGAACGTCTAACTACCACGGTATAAGAGTTCTCCACGTTGAGACCAGCGGGGTAGAACATCGGATTCTCTGCAAGGAAGTCCTTCATGTTGGTTTGATGAAGTCGTTTCTCCAGTAGGCCAAATGCACCGTGTTCGTCGATAAACGAGTACATTGAATCCCAATCGTTCGTCCAGTACCGTGACTTAACCGAGCGAATGATTGTGCCGTGTGGGGTTTTGATGCTGTCGGCTCCGATGCGCTTGCATGCTTCGAGCATTTCATCTGCGACTATCTGCATCTGCTCTTCGAGGCCCTTGTCTCTCTCCTCGAACTCTTTCTTTGCTACAGCCCGCTTGTCGCGTATCTTGATGTACACGGCAGCTAGCTTGTCCATGTCAACGGAGGATGTTTCCTCCTGAACTGCTTCGTCCATTGTTTGCTCCAGTGGTTAGTGGGAGAAGAACTATACCATAACTTTTGACATTGTCAACATGTCTACGAAGAAATTTCTTGCCGGTATAAGTCTATGATTTTGCTGTGGTTTCTTATGTTGCCCTGCAACATAGAGTACATCTTGGCTTCAACCGGACTGCCTGTGATGTGCACGATAGTCATGTTGTTGACCTGACCGGGGCGGTCGATTCGTGCGTTAGCTTGGAGGTAAGTTTCCACGCTAGTACAAGGAGCGTACCAGATGATTGTGTTCGCTGCCGTTAGGGTTAACCCGTGAGATGCAGCTTGGGGCTGGATGAGTAACACCTTGGTTGTGTCCTGTTCTTGGAACCGCTTGACGATGTCGGAACGATTGTTAACACTGACGCTTCCGTTGATGACTTCACACGTTATGCCGTTCTTGGTCAGGTGTTTCTCCAACAGTTCTATGGTGTGCGTAAACGGGATAAACACCAGCACTTTGTGGCTCGACTCCTCAATGACTTCCTGCACCACGTTCAGCCGATTGCTTACATCAAACTCGATAACTTCACCCTTGTCGGTGTACACCGCACCGCCCGCTATTTGCAGCAGCTTGTTAATTTGTACCGCAGCATTGACCGCGCTCACTTCTTCCCCGTCGGCTTCAATCAGCATCTGCTTGCGTAATACGTTGTAGTACTTGTGCTGTTGTGGGGACATGATGGCTTCACGCTCAACGAACGTCACCGGAGGTAGGTCAAGACACTGCTTCTTCTCAAACCGGATAGCGGGTTGGAGGATGTTGGCAACGAGCTGACTGGAGTTGGGCTTGGGAACCCAGCGGTACATGCTCACCTTGGTCATCACCGTGTCCTTAAATTGCCCGAAGAACGGCGACACAGCCTTGGGGTTGACCAGCTTAGCTAGTCCGTAAGCATCCACAGGCGATTGCGCAGCAGGTGTACCCGTCAGCATCCACAGACCCTTGATGGTCTTGTTCAGGTCACGCATGACCTTCCACCGAACTGTCTGTGCGTTTTTATACGCAGACGCCTCGTCCACCACAATCAAGTCAAACCCACCGGCAAGGATTTCTTTCTTGACAATGCCGACCCCATCGAAGTTGATGATGACGAACTCGGCCATGCCGTTGATGATTTCCTTGCGCTTCTCTGCGTTGCCGTAAGCTATCGCAACCGTGCGGTGCAACGCAAACTTGAACAGGTCACCCTGCCACGCCGACTTCATAATGGACAGGGGGCATACCACTAACACTCGTTTCACCAGACCAACCTGCATGAGGTAGTCCACGGCCCAAATCACTGATGCTGTCTTGCCTGTACCCTGCTCATTGAAGCAGAAGGCTTTGGGGTTTGCTAATAGGAACTCGGCTGTTAACTTCTGATGCGCGAACGGGGTGAACCCGTGTGGACGGGGCCACTCATACTCTGATAGGTTCATTTTCTTCCTTTGGTCTTAATCTAACGTGCATGGTTACCCAATCTCCCTGTAACTTCCCTGCTGCGCTCAAACGCTTGAAGGCGGGGAACACCACTTCGTTATCTTGTATTACTTCGTATGGATGCCAATCTCTCCCAAGTATCAGCAGCCATATACCCTCGTCCGTCATTTCTTCGGCTTGTTTACTTTGACCGTGTGGTCTGAGTTGCGAGAGAAAGAACGGTTGGCACTTGGGCTTTTCAGCTTCAGGTTACCCGCAGCGTTTGTGCCCCCTTTGGACAGGGGGATTGAATGGTCAATGTCCTTACCGGCTCGGTCGACACCTTTCTTGTCCATCGCGGTGCGGGCACGTTGACGTTCAAGGCGGGGCTTTTCTTCGCCTCGGTCTAGCTGTTGCTGGTATTCTTTTTTATAGGGTCTAGGTTTGTTTACGTATGGCATGATTAACTCCTGTTGTACTCACATGACTTTACCGCACAGAACTTGCACAGCGGGCCGCTGATGGGGTTCCACACCCCGTTTTTTATCGCTGCCTCAATACGGGCAACGTCTTGTGATGGTTTCTCTAGGTACTTGGCCATCATCTCCTTGTGATGCTCAGCCCGCACGAACTCCTTGCTCACCACAAAAATCAGGCCCGACTTCACCCTCTGTATCTCCGGGAACTTGGCAAACAAGCCACAGGCAACAATGTCCAGTTGCTTCACGTCCGCATATCTCGCACTCTTGCTTGTCTTGTAGTCCACCGAGTGCGCTACCCCCGTCTTCCGGTTGATAACTACCAAGTCGGCTATCCCATGCCACCATACATTCGGTGCACTGAAATCGCAAGCCTCTAGGTCTTTGGTCAGCCCCAGCTTCACCTCGCATAGCTTTTCTCCTTCAATGTTCTTGAGCGCGTCCAGCGTGGCTTTCATGTACTCAAAGGCGGGGGGAACTGGCACATCATCGCGGATGTATTCCTCGGCCACCGTGTGGGCTGACTTGCCATACAGCGTAGCTTGCGTGTCGGGTTCAACAACGTCCTTGGCTATCTTGGTGTGGTAGTACTTCCTCGGACATTGTTGGAACGTCTTTAGGCTGCTGAATGACCAGACAATGGGTTTCATTGGTTGAGCCCTTTGAGGGTTAGGATGGTGGTGATTGACTGCGCAAGGGTTTGGTCATCGGGAACGATGAATAGCTCGTTCATCCAATCGGAGCCGTTAGGGTTGTGCTTGTACGTGGATATTTCCAGCAGCCGCCCGTTCGCGGCAGACACTACACCAATCCTAAATTTTGTTCGTGGTTCGGAACTGTCTACTAGGCCCAAGGAAGCACGGATACCTTCCTCTTCTCGCATCACCCACCGGATAAAGTTTCTAAGTAGTTTTCTCATTTTTTGTATTTCAGTTTTCGTAGGGTTTCCGCAGCCTTGGGCGGGCGTGGAGCATCATCAGGTTTGGCTTTACCTCGTGCGGCTACCGACCATACGGGTACGGGGATTACACTCGTGTACGCAATGACGTAGACATCATCCATCTTCACCAGCACCTTGCGGACGTAGCCCACAGTGTTACCAATTGCTTGAGAAATCTGCAACACAGTTAGTCCGGTGGGTATGGCACGTAACAAATTGCGAACTTTGTCGGGAACTTCGCTGGTACGGTCTCCCTCAACGACAACTTCCTTGGTGCTGAACCTGTGTTCATTGGCGCACTCGTATCGGCGGTGCGTTTCATTGTGGGGTCTGCCACGGGTTTCAAGCACCTCGGCCCATGCCTTACAACTTGGGCACTTCATCGTTGCTGCTCTTTCATGTGCCGCAGTGCACCGTACATCAACCGTGCAGAAATGATGGCCTCCATAGTCCTAGTCATAGCCACATTAAAGTTGTTCTCCAGCACAGCGTTGTGTGCGTCCTTCAGTGCCTTCTCTGCCTCCATGCAGGGTTTCGCGTAGTCAACAATCTCCATAGCTTGCTCCATATCCAGCCTCACAGTTCAAAGGTAATTCAAGTGCCCACTGGGGACGTAGGCGCATACATAGTTCAACGTACTCTTTAGCAACTTCAGCCTCGGCCTCGGGCACGATGATGGCAATGGCGTCATGGACGGTCATCACCACACGGTACTTCTTGGCAATCATCAGCATCTGTTCCCCGATGATGATACGGGCTAGGGCTTGGCAGACGTTCTCAATCACCTTGCCGCCGTAGATGCGGTTGGGGATAGTGGCCTTGCCCTTCTTGGTGTCGTAAACGATTTCGGTCTTGCCTTCCTCGTTCTCGTACAAGCGCAAGTTGGGGTACTTCAAGCGCAATCCATTCGGCAGAATGATGCCATCTTCACCCTGAACGGATAAGAGACCACCGCGCCCAAAAGACGTTTGCTGCTTCTGTAGTATGGCCTTGAGCGCAATACCTGCCGCCCCCCACAACGCCACAATCTGCGGGTATGTCAGGCGGTATGTGTCGATGATGCGCTTGGCTTCCTCTAGGGTTACTTCAACGCCGAAGTTCTTGAGTTGAGCTTGGAACTTAGCTGCGCCCATGCCGTATCCCGCACCGAGGATGGTGGTCTTACCCACGAACCGCTCGTCTTTTGTGATTTCGCTCTCGGGCTTTCCGTAGATGGCCGAGGCCATTATTTTGTACACGTCCTCGCCGTTATCAAACGCTTGCACTAAGTCGTTCTGCCCAGCCAGCCATGCCAACGTCCGCGCCTCAATCTGCGAAGAGTCTGAGTCCAGTATCACGTAACCTTCAGGGGGAATGATGGCGTACTTCAATGGTGACTTGCGCGGTAAGTTCTGTAGGTTCACCTTGTCATCGCCGCCCCAACGCCCCGTGTGTGCTGCGTAGTAGCGCAGGGGTACAGGTAACGCGCCACGCTTGGCAATCCCAATAAACCGCTCGGTGCGGGTTTCTTCGATGGTGGACTTTGTACCTAACCGAGCAGCCACAAGTGCTTGTACGCCCGGCTCTTCGTGTTCCAGCAACGCCTTGAACTCCTCGTCGGTCTTGGAGAACGCATACGTCTGCTTGCCCGTGGTGGGGCTCTTCTTCATTGGTGGTTCTACCCCCCATTCCCGTAACACACCCGCAAACTTCGGGTTGCTCATTAGCATGTCTTCGTCGTAGAGCCCTCGTATGTGTTCTTTTTTCCTTTTCACTTCCTCCAAGTAGCTACCCAATAAAACCGTATCCAACTGCAACACCGGCTCGGTAAACATTTTGATGGTCAGGTCAATGAGTCGCAACTCAGTCGGCGGGAACTCCCCGCTCATGGCATTGAACAGCTTCCACGTCAGGGTCACATCGTTCTTGCAGTAGTCACCGTATCTTGCAAGCTGGTCGGCGGGGAACGCTTCGCGGCGTAGCCCCAAGGCATTGACTACCTCCGTACCCTTAACGCCAAGGCCATAGTGGGATGACAGCACAGCCAAGCTGCCGCCTACCTCCGTTCCATGTAACGCACGGCCCATGCTCAACGTGTCCAGCCACCCCTTGGGCTTGATACCAAAGTGGTTAGATAGGATGAACCCGTCAAACATAGCGTTATGGGCTAACGCAAGTGAGTTACTCCAGTCGTAGCCCGACAAAAACTTCGCGGTCTCCACCATGCTTCCGGTGAACCACTCGGGCTCACCATCGTTTACCTGTACTGCAACACCGATAACCTCAAACTGCGGGTCACGTATGTACTCCTCAGTGGTGTACTTCTTCAGCCCATAGTCCGAAGAGTAGTACGATTCAAAATCCAACGTGATGATGTTCATTAGAAGGAACCAAGCAAGCCTTGCCCAAGGATGCCCGTGCTGGTGTGTGTGCCGGTATTAGCTAAGGCGTTGTACGCTCTGTTGTTAGCGTCTCGATGTTGTTGTGCTTTGTCGTACTCAATCTGCTGCCCCTCTGCCCTTGGCTGCGCCGCGCCAAACACCTTAGACCGCGCCTGTTTCACTGTTTCTTCTTCGGTGTCCCGCAGTATCCTGCGCATGACAAGCTCGTCAAACTCTTTGCGCCGTACCCCTTTCAATGCCTCGTGCAATGCGCCCTTCTCGGGCTCGGTCATCACATCGCGGAAGTTGGGGGCAAACATGAAGCCCCATTTACTGGCGTCCCCGTAGAACTCTTCGGGGTTGGATTCCATACGGCCTAGTAGTGCACGTACACCCGCTGATAGTTCGCTCATTTTGGCTCCTTCATAAATTTAAGATAGTTCCCAAGAACGGACACGTTGTCTTCGTTAAGGATGCAAGTTACGCCCCCAGCGGATTCAATGTCGCGGAGGTTTTTGTCTTGGAGTGCGGTGGTCTTGCCGCCATTGGCTTTGGCTTCGATAGCCACAAACTTACCGTTGACGCAGCATAGGAAGTCGGGAACCCCTGCATTGCCATACCCTGTGCCAATCGGCATCGCGTAGTAGACCCCATGCTCTTTGAGGATGGTTTTGATTTTGGCCTTGACCTTGGACTCAGGCGTCGCTGCCATATATCGTGCTTTTCCATAATGACACTGAGGGCATATGGTTGTGCGACTTGGTAGGGGTTGTGTACCCTTTATGCTCTATCCAACCGATTGTCTTCAGGGCTCTTACACCTGATACCCATACGTTGGGGTGCAATGTAGGGGGTCGGAACAACCTGTTGTTTGCGCAGTACTCTCGGAACTCATCGCCCAATACCACCGACTTGGATGTCAGTAGTTGTTCGGCTAGTTCTAGGTATCGTTCAACAAACTCGGGGTCAACTTTGTTGGCTTTTTCCCAGCATTTGTCAGCTAGTGCTAAAGCGTTCTCCATCCTTGATGTCATCTCATGCTCCAGTAGTTTTTCAGGCCCCCAATGTAGCACAGTATTGGACTTTGTCAACGTCAGAAACAAAAAAACCGCCCGAAGGCGGTTAGGGGTTTCCCTAACAATGTTAGGTCGTGTGGGTCTCCTGTAGCTTGGTGGCGTACCACACCATCTTGCCAATGTCTTGCTTCGCATCATCCTTGTGACCCACTCGGCTTGTGTACTTCAGCACATTGCCTTTCAGGTAGCCACGGAACTCCTCGGGTGTCAGCTTGGCCTTGATGAAGTCGATGACCTCGATACCGCCTACCTTGTAGTGGGGTGGGTGGTTGACCATATCTTCTTTGGGCTCTTCCATGGTGATGAAGAAAGCGGGGTCAAGCGTGACGTTGCTTGAAGTCACGGCTACTGTCTCCCACGCATCTTTATCGCGTGTTTTGTACTTGCGCTTGGGTGCGCCGTACCTATTGTCCCTCCACAGCGTGCTGTGCAC